CTGGACGTGGGCGCGACCAACCTGCGGCCCTTCGACACGGCCACGACCCCCACGCCGGGCCTGGGCCTCACCTGGGAGCTGTGGGACAGCGACCGCGACAACCTGCTGGCCGAGGGCGCAGCCACGCAGCGGGGAGTGCGAGCTGGGCTCGAGATCACGATCGACACGATCCCGGCAGATACGGACACGATGGTGATCGAGTACGTGAACCTCTCGAACCCGGACCTGCCGACGATCACGCAGCGCACGTACACGTTCGAGGCGACCGACCCGCCGACCGCGCTCTCCGGTGCGGACCAGATCCGCGTCGAGAGCGCGCTCTCCGGGTCTGCGGGGATCGGCACCGTGATCGACCGCCTGGTCAACGCCATCAACGGCACGCTCGACCCCGGCGACATCATGTCCGCAGGCCCAGGCACGCAGAGCTGCGAGGAGCTGGTCGCGTACCGCTCGCTCACGGACACGCTGGTCATCGAGGCGCGCGACGGCGGCACCTGGGGCAACATGTGCGCGGTCACGACGACGGGCGGCTACCTGCCTGCGGCTGCCGACTTCACCGACGAGCCCCTGACCGGTGGCACCGGCAAGCGAGGCATCGCGCTCACGATGGACGCGGGCGACCTGCCGAACACGCTCATCACCGCGCCGGACACGCAGCGGCGCTGCTACGCGGACCTGTTCGGGCTCTACTCCGACCACACGGCGGAAGCCCCGGCCCGCCTGAAGCTGGTCGCCAGCCCCGCGCAGCTCCACAAGACCGCCACTACCTGATCGGTGACCCTTCCCGGCCCCAGTGACCCCACCGCCCGAGGACGCATCCCCTTGAAGCTACCCGTCAGCGTAGGAGGCAACCCGGAGCGCCAGCCCGTCCAGGTGGGTGGGCGCGAGCAGATCCGTGCGCAGCCCCCGCTGAACCTGGTGCTGTGGATGATGGACGACACGGGGCGCAGCCAGATGCCGTCCTACGACGACTTCAACCGCTGGCCGGGGACGTACCCCCACGCCTCGATGCCGAGGCTGGCCGGGTTCATCACGGAGGGCATCCGGTTCACGCAGGCAAGGGTGGACGCCAGGTGCGCGCCGACCAGGGCCGCGATCTTCACCGGCAGGCAGGGGCACCGGACCACGCTGCACCCGGACGGCACGGGCGTCGGAGACGTGATCGCGAACACGCCGGACAGCAACGACCCCTTCCACATCGGGATCGTGGCCGAGCAGAACCCCTGGCCGGGCCTGGTCCGCGCCTCTGGAGCGCCCCACGGCACCGGGATGTTCGGCAAGTACCACCTGTACGAGTACCAGCCGGATGTCGTCACGGGCGAGGGCATCCTGAGCACCAGGCTCAACCCGCGCGCCATCGTGGACGAGGCTGGCTTTGATGTGGCACACGAATGCCTGCGCCTGGGCAACGGCCAGCCGCTCTACGGCTTCTTCAACTTCCCGTACAGCTACACGGACGCGGACGTGCACGAGGTGTACTACGCGGGCGACTTCGAGGGCGACCTGCCGCCTGGCGCGCTGCCGCTGCCCGAGGGCGACGTGTACAGCCCGGCGCTGATGTACAAGAAGGCCACGTACTACATCGACGAGTGCGTGGCGGCGGGCAAGCCGTGGATCATCGACTGGGAGATGAACCTGATTCACGACCTGCTGCCCGCGATGGAGCCGGTGCAGCTCATGGTGGACCCGGCGAACCCGGACGGCGTGGAGGTGGCGCTGTTCTCCTGCTACACGCAAGCCGAGCTGATCCCGGACGCGGCGGGGAACAACGGCGAGACGACGGACGGCGGGTTCGACCGGACCGGGCAGCCGGACGACGATCCGACCACGGGCGTCTACGGCCCGAGCGGCCAGGTGCACGTCGAGTGGCGGCGCGCGCGGGCCGCGCTTGAGGTGGTGGACACGCTGGCCGGGATGCTGAACGACTACGTGAAGGTGAACCACCCGCAGGAGTACGCGCGGACGCTGTGGATGCACTACTCGGACAACGGCGAGCTGCAACGCGCGGCGACCCCGCTTGAGACGCCTGAGTTCACGGACCTGTCAAGCGGCCCCGGCACGCCGTACTACAACTGCATCCCGCCGACGACGACCGGCGAGGTGAGCGCGACCGTCAGCGAGCTGTACCACGTGTACTCCGACGCGAAGGGCACGACGAAGGACGAGGGCATCCTCACCCCGCTGATCGTCTGGGGCGGGCCGCTGTCCAGCGATGTGCGGGGGCAGGACTGCGATCGGTACGTGGACGCCTGCGACTTCTACCCGACCATCTTGGACATCGTGGCCCCTGGCTGGCGCGCGACCCTGGGCGCGACGGAGCTGGCGAAGATCGACGGCGAGAGCTTCTACGAGTCGTTCTGGAACCTGGCCGCGCCGAGCAAGCAGTTCACGACCCATTGCGTCTTCGAGCCTGGGTACGTGGATGACGTGGCCCAGGAGGTCACGCTGTACGACTTCAGCATCGTGGGCACGGAGTCGAGCACGGACGGGGAGGGCTACAAGCTGCGGCGAATCTTCGAGACCGGCGAGACGGCGCAGAGCTACCAGCTGTTCAACCTGGCGACGGACCCGAAGGAGACGACGAACGTGGTCTCTGGCGGTTCGAGCGCCGACGACGCGGCGCGCATCGAGCTGCTCGCCCTGCACCAGGCCTTCTTCGGACAACCCGTGGTGGTGCCCTGATGAAGAGCCGCTTCGAGAAGGACTGGGACGACGACATGGACAAGTTTACCGAGTTCGTGGAAGCCTCGATGCAGCCCGGCTGGGGCGAGGAGTTCCGCATGGACGAGTACCGCAAGCACGTGTTCCACCTGCGCGACGAGCCGATCACGGAGCACCTGCAACTGCGCATTCGCGCGGCGTACTACCGCGCCGAGCACCACTACCCCCGAGACTTCCGCCTGGGAAAGAGATTCTGATGGCATCCATCCGACGCACAAGCCCGCAGGGCATCGCCGCCCAGCTCGACCTGACTACCGACCTCAAGGTGATCCTGATCGAGGAGTCGAGCGACATCACGGACGCTCTCTGGAACACGGCGACGACCCTGGCCGACTTCTCGTACACCAAGGCCGTTACCGAGCAGACGGCTGCGAGCGTGACGCTGACGACCACGGGGTCGCAGGTGTACCTGAACCACGACCCGGTGACGTTCTCGCTGCTCGCGGCGAACGTGCCGGACATCGAACACGTGCTGTACGCGATCGACCTGACCGGCGCGGCGGCTGAGACTGACTGGGTGCCGCTCATCTGCGTGGACGTTGCCGCGCAGCCTGACGGCACGGACTACACCGTGGATCCGGGCGGCGGCCTGGTGATCTGGGAGACGGACTCCGAGTAATGGCTGACAACATCCGACTGAACCCTGGCGTGGCTGGCGACCTGATCGCCGCCGACGAGGTGAGCGCGAAGAAGTACCAGATCGTCAAGGTCGCCTGGGGCGCTGACGGCACGGCGACGGACATCACCGCAGAGAACCGGCTGCCCGTGGTGACCGAGGACTCGATCCACCTGCGGATCCACCAAGGGACGATGTACGCGGCGGGCTATCACGACATGGCTGTCGCGGACAACGCATCCATCGAGCTGCTGATCCAGATCGACGCCTCTCTGCACGCCCACACGCTGATGTCGGTGGCGGTCGGCGGCGACTCGGAGGCGTACCTGTTCGAGGGGACCACGTTCTCGAACGCGGGGACTTCGATCACGCCCACGAACAAGAACCGGACGAGCGCGAACGTGGCCTCGACCACGGTGTCTCACTCCCCCACGCTCACGCTGGACGGGACGCAGATCGCTGCCGGGCTGATCCCTGGCGGGACGAAGGCGCAATCTGGAGGCGGCACGGGCTCCAGCTTCGCGGAGTGGCTGCTGGAGAACAGCGAGACCTACCTCATCCGGCTCACGAACCGGGCGGGCAACTCGCAGCCGCTCGGCATCGTGATCGACTTCTACGAAGCGACCTAGTGGTCCTCGTCACCCTCATTCTGAACGGTCTCGGCACGCCTAGCAGCGTGAACGCGGTCGACGCCGGGCTCATGCCGGTGACGCAGACGCGCATCCGGCGCGTGGGGGTGCCGGTCTCGGTGCACGTGCGCCTGGACGACCAGCTCGCCCCGGTGGTGAGCGATAGGGTCGGCCCGATCTACACGCAGCTCATCGAGCCCTTCGGGCCAGAGGCCGAGGGCACGGGCCTGGTGCCTACCGTCCAGGTGACCCTCGCGGGCCGCCACTTCTTTGACCAGGGGAACGACCCGACCATGACCAAGCGGTACAAGAGCAAGGAGGGCCAGGACGTGTGGGTGCGAGGGCGCATCACCTCCGCAGACCTGTCGCAAGTCCTTCAGACAGACGTGTTTGCGGTGATCTTCCTGCTGTTCGACGAGAGCAGGGACGACTCAGCAGACCCGGTGCACCAGGAGGAGCTGGTGGTGGACGACTTCATCGGCACGGCCCTGGTGGTGGACGCCACGTGGAAGGCGGACGCGCAGGGGTACAGCTTCTCGCACCGGATCCAGGGGGATCTGCTGACGGAGGGAGGGCGGACCTACCGGGCCGAGTACACGGTGAAGACGAAGACCAAGGGGATGTGCGGCGTGGACCTGGAGATCGACACCATCCCCCGGCGAACGTCGCGAGCCTACTTCGGGAGCTGAGATGATGAGACGCGACCCGATGCCCCTGAACCTGCTCGACCTGGCCTTCGTGGCTGCGATCGCCGTGCTGATCGTGCTCATCGCGTCGAGCTGCCGGTACGCCCCGGCGACGGTGGGCGACCTCCAGGACATGCGCGCGAGCTGGACGGGCCGGGAGAAGGTGCAGGCCGCTGCGACCGACGAGCTTGCCGCCGCCTACAACCGCCGCCTGGACGCGGCGGACAAGCAGCACGCCGAGCGCCTGGCCGTGATCGAGGAGGAGGCCGAGGACCGCGCGATGCGGGTGCTTGAGATGGCCCTCCTGGGTGCGGTGGGCGTCACCGGCGCGGGTGGGGTGCTGCTCGACCAGCTGCGCGACCGGCGCAGGAAGAAGCGTGGAGAGAAGACCGAGACCAAGGAGACGACATGACCGAACAACTGAAGTCAGAGATCGAACGCATCAAGTGGATGGAGGAGCGGGAGGCTGGCCGCTTCCTGCGCGAGCGGGACGCGCTGCCCCTGTCCGGCTATGAGAAGCGCGACCGTGACAAGGCTCGCGTGAAGCAGGCAGTCGCGTGGCTGCGCGAGCTGGCCCCCGAGAAGCTGGCCGAGGCTACGGCATGAGGTTCACGTACAGCAGCGAGGAGGCGAAGGACTGGCCCGCGGCCATCCGCAAGGCGCTCCAGGATCCCGAGGGGCCGATCAGCCTCCGGATGGTGGGCAAGGAGCAGAAGGCCGACCGCAACGCGGTGACGATGCATGAGAAGGTGGTCTCCAAGGCGACCGGGCGCGACCTGAGCGAGGAGCGCACGAAGGAGCTGCTGGAGCCCTACCTGGACGAGCCGGTGTCCGAGCCCTGGGTCGAGACCAACTGGGTGCGCAGCGTGCAGCCGGTGACGAAGCAGATTGTCCACGGCCTTCGCCAGGTGGCGCGAACCGTGGACTCCATGAGGGGGCTCGCTCTCTGATGGGTGCGCGGGTGGGCAGGCCGATCGCCGGGGTCGAGGAGATCCAGGCCAAGGAGCGGAGCGCGAAGCCGCAGTTCCGAGCCCACGGTGCGTCCGTCGAGATGCTGACGGCGTGCGAGCCCGAGATCCTGTACGAAGGCCCGGCCAACACCGGCAAGTCGCGCACGCTCCTGGAGAAGTGCTACATGCTGGCGAACGAGTTCGCCGGGATGCGGCAGCTCTGGGTGCGGAAGACGCGCAAGTCGATGACGGAGTCCATTCTGGTGACCTGGGAGGAGCACGTCGTGCCGAAGGGCCACCCGTGCCTGTCTGGCCCAGCTCGGTCGCACCGGGACTTCTACGACTTCCCGAACGGGACGCGCGTCGTGCTGGGGGGGATGGACAATCCAGACCGGATCATGTCCACCGAGTACGACTTCGTCTGCTACTTCGAAGCGACGGAGGGGGAACAGGACGAGTGGGAGAAGCTGGGCACGCGCGTGCGGAACAAGGCGATCCATGTCGGCACGGGGAAGGACGGCGAGGCGCTGTACTGGGACCAGATGGTCGCGGACTGCAACCCGTCGCACTCGAACCACTGGCTGAACAAGCGCGCGCTCGACGGGAAGATGCGGCGCATCCGAGCGCGGCATTGCGACAACCCGGTGTTCACGAAGCGCGACCAGGCCCGCCTCGACGCTCTCTCGGGCGCGCGGCGCGCGCGGCTCCGCGATGGGCTCTGGGTGAGCGCCGAGGGGCAGATCCTCTCGAACTACGACCCGGCGAAGCACCACACGCGGCTCGACCAATGGCTCCTGGACCCCGAGGAGCCGAGCGCGGGCCTCAAGTTCGACTGGTACGGGGCAGGCCTGGACTTCGGCTACCGGCACGCCCAGGCGCTCGAAGTGTTCGGGATGATCGGTGAGACCGCGGTTCGCGTTGGCGAGATCTACCGGCGCGAGATGCGCCCGGACTGGTGGGCTGGCGCGATCGAGCGGGCTATCGACAGGTTCGACCTGAAGGTGATCGTGGCGGACGGCGCGGACCTGACGGCGATCCACTACCTGAACGACCGCCTCGGCCCGCTGGGTGGGCGCGACGAGGGCGACCTGATCGTGGCGGCGGACAAGAAGCCGGGGTATGCGCTCTCCAACCTGCAGATGATGCAGGACCACCTCGCGGACGGGACGCTGCTGTTCGCGGAGGACGCCTTCCTCGAAGAGCCGTGCACCGTGTGCGCGGAGCAGTTCAAGCCGCAGGGGCTCCTTGAGGAGATCCCGGACTTCAGGTGGGCTGTGCTGAAGGACGGCCAGCCCGCGCGCGAGACGCCTGACCCGCGCTGTGTGGACCACGCGATCGACGCGACCCACATGTTCCTGGGCTGGCTGTGGGGGACGGACCTGACGCCGACCTGGGGGCCGAAGCACGCCCCGGGCAGCTACGGCTCCGAGCTGGATCACAACGCCGTGCACGAGCACGACGAACGCCTACTCGGCTTCAACGACACGACGGCCATCGACGAGCACTGGCCCGACGAAGACATCGACCCGCTCGGCTACGTGAACTGATGGACTACGCAGACCCGAAAGCCCTGGAACGCTGGTCCGCGCGGATCAAGCAGGACACCGAGTTCCGCGACGACCACCTGTGGTCGATGGACACGATGATCGCTGCCGCGCACGGCCCGCACTACTCGCGGCGCGTGACGGCGACGTACATGCCGTGGAACCACTACTACAGCTACACCTCGCTGATGGTGGGGCGGCTGATGTACGACAACCCGCGGACGCGCGTGAAGACGCGCCGCCCTGGCACGCAGCAGCAGGTGGCGGACGCGATCGGACACGGCCTGAACCGCTGGGTGCGCGACGTGAACCTGCGCCGCGTGGGCCAGGAGCTGGCGACGGACTTCTGCTACGCCTGGGGCGTGGCGATGGTGACGCGCGAGCCGAACCGCTGGGAGGGGAACACGACGGAGCGGGCGTTCTTTGACAAGAGCGGTGGCGTGGTGCCCGCGGTCAAGAAGGCGATGTGGCCGACCGTGTACCGGATCCCGCAGAAGCTGTTCTTCGTGGACTCGCAGGCGCTGACGCTGTCGGACGCGGAGCACATGGGGCACGGGTGGTACGCGCGGATCGATGACCTGATGAAGGAGGCGGAGGCGCACCCGGAGAAGGGGTGGCGCGCGGAAGTCCTGCGCAGGCTGCGCGACGGCGGAGCGGCCCCTGGCGGCGAGTCGGAGTTCGTGGACCCGCTGCGGAAGCAGGCGGGCGACCGTGACACGAAGGCCGAGCAAGTGGAGATGATCACCGTCTGGGTGGCTGGGTACAACTGCGACGAGTCGAAGGGCACGCAGCAGGGCTATCACGGCACGCTGATGACGATGGCGAAGGCCGCGAGCGGCCCGAAGCACTACGAGTGGACGCTGGCGAAGGATCCCGAACCGTTCTACGGCCCGGCGCGCGGTCCCTACGTGGTGTTCGGCGCGTACCACATGCCGAACCGGCTGTGGCCGCTGTCGCCGCTGGTCGCGGTCGAGGCGCAGATCCGCGCGGCGAACCGCCAGGCTCGCGCGGTGGAGCGGTCGAACGAGCGGCACAAGCGGGTGATCCTCTACAACCAGCGGGACGCGAAGAGCGCTGCGATCCTGAAGCGTGCGCAGCATGACTTCTACGTGGGCATCCCCGGCTTCGATAAGGACAAGTTCGCCCAGGCGGAGCTGGGTGGCGCGACGGAGACGCAGTACAAGGGCGCGATGTGGACCGTGGACACGCTGCAGCGCGTGTCTGCGATGGACGACGCGCAGCAGGGCAAGGTGACCGGGGAGGGCACGGCGACGGAGCACACGATCGCCGCGGACTCGACGGCCAGCCGTCTGTCGTACCTGCGCCAGCAGTTCGGTGACGCGATGAGCGACGTGCTGCGGATCGTGGCGTACTACCTGTACCACGACTCGGCGGTGGTCTTCCCCCTGGGCGCGGACGCTGCCGCGGAGATGGAGATGGAGGAGCCGTGGTTCCACGGTGGCCTGCACGACAAGTCGAGCGATGCGACGTTCGATGACCTCGAGCTTGAGATCGAGGCGTACTCGATGCAGCGCATGGGGCAGGGCGAGTGGGGCCGCGCGGTGGACACGGCGATGAACGGCTACCTTCTGCCGTCACTGCCGATGCGCCAGCAGTTCCCCTTCGCGGACTGGGCCAAGATGGACGACCTGATGGCGGAGCGGTTCGGGATCCCGGAGCTGGACGACCTGGTGGACAACGAGGCCGCGATGGCGATGGCCCCGTTCGAGGGACCGGCCCCGGACAACCAGCCGCGGCTGACGCGGGACGTGGGCGAGTACAGGGGCGTTGGCGGCGGTGCCGCTCCGCCGAGGCGCACGGGTCCGAGCGGCCCGATGCATGAGGGACGGCAGTACGCGGGCGGCGGAGGCGGCGCACAGGGCGCGGCCCCGGTGGCCCCCGGTGGGCTCGGAGGGCTCTAGAGCATGAAGAAGGCGAAGGACACGGCGGGACTGCGGCGGATCTACCGCTACGAGGACCAGGAGACGGGCCAGAAGGTGCTCATGGAGCTGGCCGACGACGAGGAGATCCACGACATCGGGGAGGTGGCGACCTGGAACGGGCGGAAGCTCGTCCGGCTGCCCTCCGGGGACGGCGGGCGGCAGCATGAGGTCTGCGTGAAGTTCGACGGGATGTTCAAGAACTACCAGGTGGACCGGAAAGACCCGATCACCAGGCACGCGGACGGGCGCGACAAGCGAGGAACACCCATGTTCCAGGGCCGCTCCCACGCACGGGACTACGCGGCCAGAATGCGGGACGTGGGGATGGACGTAGAATTCGACGGCTGATCTAACTCTAATCGGGGAGACGACATGGAAGAGAACGAGACGACTGAGGGCCAGCAGGCCCCGACGCCCGCGGAGCAGGCCCAGGCGCGCGATGCCGCTGACGCCGAGCTGCTGCAGGGGCTCCTGACCAACGAGGTCGGTGCCGCGCCTGTGGCGGCCCAGGAGGCCACGGAGGGTGCCGCCCCGGCAACGGAGGGCGGAGACGCCTCGGAGGGCAGCACGCCCGACGAGAAGGCGCTGGAGGACGCGCGCGCGGAGCTGAACCGCGCGAAGATCCACAAGGACATCATCGAAGCGTTGACCCCGGAGCAGCTGCTCACGCAGGCGGAGACCCTCAAGGGTCTGCGCGGCGAGCGGGACCGGGAGTTCAACCAGCAGGACGCTCTGATGAAGCGATTGGAAGCCCTCGAAGCGCGTGGCGCGGCGGAGAGCACGGACACCGAGGCGGGCAGCGAAGACGCTGCGCAACCCACGGAGGCCCCTGCTGGGGGGCCGGACATGTCCAAGGCTCTGCAACCCGTGGACGCTGATCTGTACGAGGGGATCCCTGAAGCCCTGACGATGACTGCCCAGGTGATGGCTGGCTACGCCGAGGAGCGGATCGCGGAAGCGGTCGGCCCCGTGGTGGAGCAGGTCCAGAACCTAATGCAGGAGGTCGTGAGGCGGGAGCTGGCTGGTCAATACCCCCAGCTCCGAGACGACGCAGCCTTCGGCAAGGTCAAGCAGGCGATGGCTGAGATCCAGCCGCGAGTCCAGGTGGAGGGCGGCAGCGCCTTCGACCAGGTGTACGCGGTGATGGGTCGAGCCTCGCAGATCGAGCTGGGTGGTGCGGGCGTCTCGCTTTCGGAATCTCCCCCGCAGAACGGTGGGCTGGTTGCCCCGAAGAAGCAACCTGCCCCAGCCTCGCCCATGTCGGCAGACGACAAGGCCAAGGCCTGGCTTGCCGCAGCGCTCCCGACCGGGAGTGCCGAGGCGGGCAACCGCGCCGCGGGACTGTAACAGCGGTCCCACCACGAACGGTCGGGCCGCGCAGCCTCAAGAGAGGTGACTCGTGGACCTGTTTACCGACTTCATTCTGGCTACTGGGCCTGCCGACATCGGCGGCGCTCAGGGCCTTCAGAACCTGATCTCCCGCAACAGCTACTCGCTGAAGTGGATGGTGCAGGGCGGCCCTGGCGTCAAAATGTGCCAGGGCGGCTCGAGCATTCGTGGCGACGTGATGATCCGAGAGGTCAGCACGTACACCACGTACAAGCCGCAAGACAAGCAGACCTGGTCGAACCCCCAGGTGACCGAGAACTACAGCTGCCCCTGGCGGTTCAGTCTCGACCACATCTCCTGGACCGACCAGGAGATCATGCTCAACAACGCGACCGGTCCTGAGTACAAGGACGACGTTCGCATCCAGGCCTTCATCGACATGCGGAAGAAGGTCAACATGCGCGGGGTCACTTCGCTGATCCACGGCATGGAAGACGAGATGTGGGCGCTGCCCGACTACGACGAGATGGAGCTGACGGCGGGCTCTGGCGTCCAGTCGCTGCCGCTGTTCTCGAACGAGATCTCGGGAGCCAACGGTGCGGGCCTCTACGCCTCGTACCAGAGCGGCAACGGCGGTGCGGACACGGTGCAGGGCATCGACAAGACGACCTACAGCGCGTGGGACAACGCGCGCGCGAGCTACGCGGCGGTCGGCCAGCACGCCACGAGCCACCTGTTCGAGGCGTTCGACGACGTGTTCATGGAGGTCCAGTACGAGAAGATGCCGGGCATCGGTGCCGAGTACACGGACCCGATCAGCAAGCCCTACGTGGTCGCCACGCAGAAGGACGGCGTCATCTTCTTCAAGCGCAGCCTGCGCCTGAACCAGGACTGGTATCGCCACGGCCCCGACGACCCGAAGTACGGAGCCCAGTTCGACGGCACGCAGATCGAGTGGATCAAGGCGCTGGACACGGCTCCGATCTACCCGACCGTGACGGCGGCTGCCGACACCTCGACGCACACCACGTACGGGGCGTACGACTCGACGACGAACACGACCGGTGGTCCGCGCTACCACGTGCTGGACTTCATGACGCTGCACAAGATCTGCCACTCGCAGCGGTTCTTCACCTACCTGCCGAACAAGCGGCCCAGCAACCAGGCGACGACGAACATCCTCCCGATCGACTCGTGGCACAACAACTTCTGCCGTGACCTGCGCCGCCAGGCGTGCGTCTACCCCTCCGCCAACATCTCGTAGGCGCACCCTGAACACCTGAACAAGGAGAACTGAAAATGTCTGTTGGACTCGAACCCCCGTATGGCTGGGGCGGCCCGGAGCCCTGGGAAGCCATCGTCTTCAACTCTGGAACTGTGGACTTCCTCCAGTGGGATCACGTCATGTTGGACATCGTGTTCAACGACTCGGAGACCACCACCAACACGGTCGGAGCGCAAAACTCCTGCTGGGCGAACATCAACTCGCTCACGGGCGGCGCTCGCAGCAGCGGCATCACGGCGATCTGCCAGGTGCCGATTGCCGCTCGCGAGTACGGGAAGGTGATGATCCGAGGGATCACGATGGCTCACGTCGGCACGTCTTCGACGCTGACCGCGCCCACGGCTGGCACGAAGCTGTGGGTCGAGGCTGGCCTGGACACGTACCTGGACGTCATCAACCCGCCCGCGTTCGGGGTCGGCGCGATCCAGCGCGGCATCCTGACCACGGACGGAGCGGCTGCCTTCGCGGCGATCGACGAGCCGGGCCAGGTCGCTATGCAGATCTACTTCGACGGGGTGGGCATCTCCACCTACGCGGCGAGCTGATCCGCGAGAGAACTCTCTCCCCCCGCTCCCCGTCGTCGCGTTCCATCGGCGGCGGGGGGCACTCCCTACAACCTGGAGCCTGACCCATGCTGACCGTTGCCGATCTGTTGGCCGAGGTGCGCCACGCGAGCGGAGCGCAGAACTCGCTGCCTGGAATCTCCGACCTGTCCATCGTCAAGCAGGCGCTCCAGTACTTCAACTCGATGCACTCCTGGCGCACGATGATGCGCGCGGAGGCCTCTCTGTCCCTGGTGTCCGGCCAGGACTACCTGACGCTGCCCGAGGACTACCGGGACAGCGCGGTGATCGGCTACAACCAGGGGATCGTGAACTGGTTCAGGTGGACCGACCCGGCGAGGCTCACCGAGCTGCGCGCTGCGGACGACGACGACCAGGACTTCAGCGGCGGCTACTGGGGCACCATCGAGTACCGGACCCCGACGAGCGGCGGCAGGCCCGTGCAGGCGATCAGCCTGTACCCCCAGCCGGTGAACGCGCAGGCCGATGCTTTCCTGCTGCGGTACACGTCGAAGCTGGTGGCTCCGGGCACGGGCCAGGCTGCGGACACGACCTACCTCCAGGTGATCGACGAGCTGGAGCCCCTGCTGCGTCGGCTGACGCGGATCTACGCGGAGGCGTACTTCCACCGGGACGGGGCGGACGTCGAACACCGGCTCCAGGCGCTTGAGCAGTCGGAGTGGCTGATGCGTCTCAAGGAAGTGGACGGCGCGGGCCAGAACGAGCTGGGCGAGATGGAGGGTGGCGCGGCCCAGCGCGCTGAGATCGACACCGGCTGGTGGGACTCTGCCGTGACCAACCCGTCATGAACAAGCGATTCCAGCTCCGACCTGCCCTTCGCGGGGTGAGCGAGGACCAGGGGGAGGCGAACCAGCTCCCCATGACGAGCCCGAAGGCGCGGAACGTGCGCGCGCTGGACCCGGAGACGGGTCGCGTGCAGATGGCGCAGCGAGCGGGCTACACGGACGCGCTGGCGTGCGCCCTTCCCGCGCGCGTGGAGGCCGCGGCGACGGTGACCTACGACCACCCGAAGACGGAGTTCGTGGGGCCTGGCGAGGGCACGATCACGGTCAAGTGGGAGCGGATCACGCCGTGCCAGAACTGCGCGCCGGGCCTGGCCGTGGACTTCGAGGGCAACGTCTACGCCATCGACGGCGACGGCGTGTTCATCGTGTACGGGCCGGACGGGGCCGAGCGGAACCGGACGACGATCTGGGTGCCGCAGCTTGAGAAGGTGGTCGAGCGGATCCAGGTGGACTCGAACGGCAACGTCTACGTGGCGACGACGAACGGGGACGGGTTCTCGAGCACGCTGTCGAAGTACGAGCGCGTGGAGAACGAGGACGAGTCGGACACCTACGACCTCGCGTGGCGCTGGCAGGGGCTCTGGGGCATCCGCGACTTCGCGGTGCGCGCGGGGCTCTGCGCGGTGGCGCGGTTCTACGGCCAGGGCGAGGAGGGCGACGAGGAGAACATCACGGTGCTGTCGCAGCTCTACGCGACGGCCCCGGTGGAGGCTGGGCAGTCGTCGGTGCCGAGCCCGGTGACGAGCGTGGACTTCAACGAGGCGGCGGAGATCCTGTTCAGCGTGGACGCCAACGCGAACCGTGGGGGCAACCCGATCACAGAGGAGGGGTGGACGGCCAGGCTGACGTTGTTCTCCCCGCATGAGATCGGCAACGGCGGCGGCAGCATCGACGCGACGGGTAACTCGTTCTCGCAGCGCGCGCACTTCTGGATCGACGCGGACACGGTTGCGAACGAGCACGTGAACAACGACTCGGTGACGCGGGTGAAGGACCGGCGCTGGCTGCACACGCAGATCGACCCGACTGAGCTGAAGGACGGGATGGCGCAGCCGGACGGCGACCTGTCCTACGTGGCTCCCACGGACCTGACCGCGCGCCCGGCGAAGGGTGACCTCTACTCGAATTTCCGTCGCCCCATCTACAAGCAGACCGGCGCGGGGCCGAACCCGACGATCCACTTCATCGGCCCGGAGGGTCGCCCGCCCTGGCGCAGCTACGACGACTACGGCAGCGTGTTCTTCCTCTGGGACGGAACCGAACTCAACCAGAACATCTACAACTGGAAGGTGGACAACCTCACCGGGGGTCAACTGCGCCTGGGCGAGAACAAGACGAACAGCGGGCAGAAGTCCGACACGTCTGGCGACGACCTGCCGGACTCGGACGGCCTGATGGAGAGCCAGGGCTCGATCATCCCTGGCGGCCCGAACACTCCCTGGGCGGCGTTCTTCTTGGTGCGATGCAACCCGTCCACGCACGGGGAGGTGATCTTCCACCACCGTTCGAGGACTGGGGACGAGTTCGCCATCCTCCACAACATGCACAGCAGCTCGACCTACGCCACAGGTGACAAGACGCTGAACGGGTACGCATCCAACGACACGCAGGTCTCGCTCAACCAGAACCATCTGAGCGTCTTCATCGGTCGCGTTGGTGACTTCGGCTCGCCTCTCATCGGGACGCCCACGGGCTACACAGGAGCGACTACCGGCACGGCTGTCGTGGACACGACCGCGTTCAAGATCCCCAGCGTGAACCTGGCGACGGGGGAGTACGGAGACCCGGCTGGTGCGGCCACCAGCACGACTTCGACGGACTACTGGGACGACTTCTCGAACGACCGGGGGGTCGCGCTGATCTCCATCGTCCACAACGGCAAGCACGGATCCGGCGAGGTGGACGATAGCGGGGGCACGCTCCAGTCGGACGGCAACTCGATGGTGCGGATCAACGGGCGGCTGGTCTGCAAGCTCAAGATGGCGAGCGACCTGGCCGACGCGATCTACACGGGCGCGATCTTCGGGGGCTCGACGGACGAACACGGCCACCCCGGCCTCACTCACCTGTCCTCCTGGCACGGCGACCTGATGGAGGCCATCGGCATCGTGGGCGGGACGAGCGGCGCATCGAGCGGCGACCCGAACCCGAACCAGGTGCGGTGGCCTGGCGTGGTGGCATCGGACACGCCTGCGGATCCCTTCACGGAACACCAGTGGTCGGACATGACGGCGGGGAGCTACGGCACGTCGCCGGACACGCGCGAGCAGTACACGGCCAACGCCAGCACGGTCGAGCAGATGGAGGGCTACCTGGCGTACAAGCACGGGTGCGGCGACATCCTGCCCGGCGCTGGCGTGGACGAGTCCGTGGGGCACCTGGGGACAGGCGGACTCGGCCTGGGCAACATCTTCCAGAACAAGCACCCGTTCGCCTACGGCGAGGTCGATGGTAGCGGTTCCCCGTGGAACACCCCCCGGCCCCCGGTTGGACGAGCTGCGGCGGGCGGCGTGACGCTGGGGCCTTCCGGCGTGGCGCTGCTCTCCCCGAAGGAGATTGTGGCGAAGATGAACGCGAGCGGGGAGGTCGCGTGGGCGCTGTCCGGCAACGGGCACGGTCTCGGCGTGCTCGCTGGGCCGGATCGCTCGGTGCTCACGGTGGGTCGGCACGACGGCAGCGACACGACGGTCGCCAAGCGGCTGAAGGATCTGGGCTCGACCTACCGGGCGACGGGTGACGACACCTGGGCGATCGAGGAGGCTGCGAACCCGGCGCGGGTTCCGGTGCGCGGTCTGGCGACGGACGTGAAGGGGAGCCTGTACTGGCCGCGTGAGGACGCGCGAGCGACGGTGCTGATCGAGTTCACGGCCCACGTGAACGACCTGGACGTGATCGCTACGACGGTCGGCGGTGTGACGACGGGCTATCTCTTCCAGGCCACCCTGTCGGTGGTGGGCGGGACCAACTCGGTGCAGCGTGGCAGCAACGCGGAGGAGGACGCTCTGAACCTCGTCGCTGCGATCAACGACACGGGCAACGACACGGGGGCGAACGCGCAGTACCTCCCCCTGGACGCGAATACGGAGTGGGTGGCAACCTTCGAGGACCAGGGCGGCACGCCTCACGTGCGCCTGACCCGCAGGGGGGCGTTCGTGGCGACCTCGATCCTCATCTCCCCCGGCCTCGGTCGGATGAGTTTCGACGAGTGGCCCTCTGATGCCGTGTTCCCCGCGGCGACACTCCTCACGCTGAAGGCGAAGAAGGAGGCGCGGCTCGAGCTGCGCGATGCGGAGGACGGCTCGCTGACCTACGACGAGCAGTTCGGGGAGGCGCGCGCGCTGGCGGTGGCTACGGATCCGGTGATCCCGCTGTGGCCGGAAGACGACGACCGAGAGGGGACGGCGGAGAACGTGTACGTGGGCCTGTTCACGGACGGGACGGAGGACGACCCGACGATCAAGAAGCTGGCCCAGGTGAAGCGCCGACAGGTGATCGGGGAGAACGCGAGCCCGCGGCGCACGGCGCACGTGGCGGTGTCGGCGGGCCACCTGTACCAGACCCCGCGCGGCGGGGCTCCTTCGGTGGTCGAGCTGGGGGCGCGGCGGTTCAACCCGCTGTCGCCCTTCACGAAGCTCTGGGTGTACCGCCAGAAGCTCTACGGGCTCGACGGGCTGAACTACGTGGTCTGGGATCCGAAGACGAACCGGGTCGAGGAGTGGGAAGCGGAGGGCGCGGGGAAGATCCCCCAGGGCGCGAAGCTGGCCTGCGTGTTCGGAGACCGGATCGTGCTCGCGCGGACGGACGACGACCCCCACAACCTGCACATGAGCGGGCGTGGCAGCCCAGACGACTGGGACACGGATCCCACGGTGCTGACGCCGCTCTCGGCCTTCTCAGGCAACTCGACGGGGAACCTGCACTTCCGCTCGCACGACCTGGTGAACTGCATCATCCCGGCGCGCGACGACCTGCTCTACATCGGGGGCGCGCAGTCGTTCACGCGGCTGACGGGCGATCCGGGCGGCCAGGGGCAGATGGACAACGTGAGCCAGCTTGAGGGCATGGCCTTCGGGGATGCCTGGGCCGTGGGTCCGTCTGGCGAGGTGTACGTGAAGGGCCAGAACACGGGGATCTGGAGGCTCGCGCCGAACGGCGCGGTGGACCTCATCACCGAAGGCTGGATCGAGCGCCGGATGCAGGACATCGACCTGGCGACCTACGATGTCGTCATGGCCTGGTCCTTCCGGCAGCGGGGGCTCCACGTGTACGTGACCCCGAAGGTCGAGGGGCCGCAGAAGACGGAGAGCTACTGGTGGGACGCGAAGACCGGGGGCTGGTGGCCGGATGACTGGTCCGACGAGGCCGTCCAGCCCGTCTGCACTTCCGTCTGGGACGGCGACGAGCCGACCGACCGGGGCGTGGTGATCGGCTCGGAGGACGGCATGATCCGCATCGAGGACGAGCGGGCGACCGACGACGGCGCGTACCGGATCGAGAGCGAGGTGGTGCTGGGGCCGCTGACCCCTGGGGAGCTGGGCCAGGTGCTGTTCACGGCGCTCGAGCCCGTCCTGGTCGGCAAGCCTGGGTACGGCGGGGTCTGGCTCGAGGTCTACACCGGTGCGACCCCCGACTTCCAGGGGGGCGATGACCCGGTGTTCGAGCACTACGTTGGAGCAGGCTACGGCGGCGACCTGGCGTTCACGGCGCTCGGCAACGAGCTGTGGGTGCGGCTGCGGAACGGTGCCTTCGGAGAGAAGTGGGCACTCCAGAGTCTTTTTGCCCGTGCGCGCGAGGCTGGGGCGCGCAGAATGTAGCCATGGCCCGAAAGAAGGGAAACGTCCCGGTCGGACAGGGCCGGGTGAGTAAGAGCCTGGGGGCTGCGGACCCCCGTGGCTACCGGAACGCGCAGGCGGCCCAGGCGTCCCACCTGAATCTTGGGAAGGGTGTGGAGCGGGACTCCAGGGGTCGCTTGCGCGTCACCCCCGCGCGGCGCGTCGAGAAGGTGGACGTGGCCGGATCCGAGGACACGCAACAACTGGCCGAGAACACGGCGGCGGCTTTCAACAAACTGGTGGACGAGCTGCGCGAGAGCGGAGCCCTTGACGACGGGAAGCAACGATGATCGGAACAGGAGCACTCTTCGGGCTTGGGGCGATGAACCTCGGCGGCTCTGTCCTCGGCGGCATCTTCGGCAAGCAGGGCCAGGACAGCGCGAACGCGGCCAACACGGACGCGATGAACCGCGCCCTGATCCGGCTCCAGGAGGGGTGGGCGAAGGGCGAAGGCGCACACATGAAGGGGATCGGGGCGCTGAAGAAGGGCTTCGGCCAGGCGCAGGGCGCGCTCCAGGGCCAGGGGGGCGCAGCTAGAGCGCGGATCCTCCAGCGCGAGTCCCAGATGCTCGGGGCCTCCGACGCGCAGATGTCGAACCGGGGGCTCTACAGCAGCACCCGAGCGATGGGCAACCGCCGATCGGTCCACGACCAGACCAACCTCGCCCTCGCGGGCGTGGACGAGAGCGTGGGCGCGCAGAGCGCGAGCCTGTTCCAGAACCAGGGGGTCGCGACGGCCAGGGCTTACTCCCGCCTCGCTGACATGTACGGAGGCTACGCGGGGATGCAGGCGAAGACCGAGATGGCGAACCAGCACGTCGCGTCGAGCATCGGCCCCCAGGTGGCCTCGATGATGGGCAACCTGTCGAAGCTGCTGATGTTCGGCCTGTCGAACCCGGACGGCACAGGCACAGCCTCGGTGGGTCAGACGGCCAACGGCTACGGGCCTGGCGACTACGGCCCCCTCCAGTCCAACGGGAGCTTCTGATGGCTGGCATCATCGAACACGGTCCGGTCGCGCTGGGCGTAGCCGCGCAGGCGCTGGGCGCTGGGGCTGCGGGTACGGTCGATGGCGTCGAGGCGCGCTCGGAGTACGAGCAGGGCATCCAGCAGATCAAGAAGAACCGCCTCCAGATCGAGGCGGCGGAGATGGAGCTGGACGCCGAGCAGGAGCAGATGCAGCTGCGCGACAGCGCGGCGGGCGTTCTCGAGAAGTACGGCCCCGGCGGCCTGATGGCGGCGGAGTTCCACGACACCGGCGAGACGGGGATCCAAGGCGTGAAGCGCGCGCCGATGGAGATGCCGAAGCCGCTGTGGGATCTGTACGTCCGCGGCGACGAGAAGACGAAGGCCAGAATCCGCGAGGACTGGCAGATCGCCCAGGCGACGGAGAGCGCGAAGGCGGCGATGTTCCACGTGGAACAGCAGGCCCAGCAGATCCTGTCTGCGGAGGGGATGTACGGCCCCCAGCAGGCGGAGGGCGACGGCTCGCTGAACTACCAGCAGACGCTCCAGGGCGCGCAGGAGAAGACGCAGGAGATCATGGCCGAGCTGGAGGCGGGGATCCTGTCCCCGTACCAGGCCAACGAGAAGCTCAACGAGCTGGGTGACGCGGTCTTCAAGGCGGGCCAGCGGGACATCGAGCGCAGCATGGTGTTCGGTGCGTTCTCCGCGAAGATCGCGGAGGCCTACGGCGCGGACGGCGTGAGCCTGGCGAGCCCTGAGCTGGCGCAGTACTACAACGGCTGGCAGCGGGCGTTCCAGGAGGGGAAGATCACCGCGGACGAGGCTCTGTCGATCCTGCAGCTGCACCCGAAGCAGCTCGAGACCGTGCTGTCGATGGGCGCGAAGATGACCAGCCAGCAGATGCCTGGCGGCGGGCGGTTCTTCGGCACCGGCCAGGCCCCGGCGCAGGGCGCACCGGCGCAGGGGGCACCCGCGCCGGACCCGAACACCCCCGAGGGGTATCGGGCCTCGCTGCCGGACACCGCTTCGGTCCCCGAGCCGGACTGGAAGGCCCCCGAGTGGCTCTCGACCAAGTCGAAGCACGTGACCGTGCTGTCGAACGCCGTGCAGGCGATGCTGGACGACAACCCGGCGGCTGCCGAGAACGCGACGGCGCTCCTCCTGGGAGACGACCCGAACCCGCGAACCGAGGCGCTGATGTTCGACATCCTGGAGGAGGCGAAGGCGAAGGTGCTGGAGTCGCGGGCCTTCAAGGGGCGCCACAAGGGCTATCAGAGGAAGAGCGCGAAGCAGGCCGTCAAGGAGATCCTTCCTGGCTGGGTCGAGAAGATCGACGCGCTGATGAAGGCTGGATCCCCCGCGATGGAGCCCGGCCTCGAAGGCGGGTCCGTTTACAAGCCGTAGAGGTCGACCATGCAGGACAAGCAGTACTCCCCCCGCACCCTGGCCCTGCTGGGGCGCGGGCCTGCAGAGCCCGTCACCGAGACCCCCGTGGCCCCCGAAGAGGAGTGGAGCCCGCGCGTGCGCGCGCTGGTGGACACGACGAAGAAGACCGCCGGGGACGCGTGGGAGGAGCTGAAGGCGGACCCGTGGAAGCTCGCGCCCTACAAGAGCGCGGTCTCGGACACGCTGAAGTACGCGAGCCTGCACGATATCTCTACCCGCATGGAGTCGGGCGAGGCCACGGAGGAGGAGGGCCGCGTGATGGCCGAGTGGCTGGAGGACGCGCAGCGGAACACGTCGCTGGGGTACGACGTCGTGTCGATCCTGGCGGAGATGCCCGCGTTCATCGGGGAGTTCCTGACGGGCGGCGCGATCGCCACGAAGGCGGGCTCGGTCGCTGGCCGGAAGCTGATGGGCAAGGCCGTGCGCGAGGCCGTGGAGAAGGCGGCGACGAAGAAGGCGGAGCGCTCGCTGGTTCGGCGCGCGGTGGACGGCTCGGTCCTGTCGGCTGGTCAGCTGGCGGCGAACGAGGCGATCGGCCAGGTGCTAGGTGGCTCTCGGGTGCAGGCTGGCGCGTGGCGTCGGACGCTGCCCGGCATGGAGCTGACCGAGAACGAGTCGGGGCAGGTGGGGATCGTGATGCAGGGGACGACGGGCGACTTCATGGACGCCCTGCCCGACGCGATCCTGTCCGAGTACATCGAGCTGATCTCCGAGCGGTCGGGCAGCGCGCTGATGGATGGGGCGAAGCGGATCCCCCCGGTGGCGTACCTGCACGCGATGCAGAAGGAGGTCTTCAGCCACTTCCGCGAGCGCGCGCCTGGCCCGCTGGTGGACGCCCTGACGAAGCTGGGGAAGGCTGGCGGCTGGGACGGCCCGATCGAGGAGTATCTCGAGGAGCGCTTCGGCGGCGCGCTGAAGGGCGCGACCGGCGCGGAGGAGGGCGGCATCCTGGCGAACGCGTGGCCTGACCTGCAGTCGCAGGCGGCGGAGCTGATCGCGTTCAGCGTCCCGGCGGCTGGCCGCGCGGGGCTGGTGGCTGCGGCGGGGCCTGGCGCGAACGCCGCGGTGCCGAAGCAGGGCTTCGCCACGGTCGGTCGCCCCGGCCAGGCTGCGGAGGAGGTGACTCCCGAGGCCCGCGAGGAGCTGATCCGAGGCTTCGAAGAGGAGGTGGGCGTCCCGATCGAGGAGGTCGAGATGCCAGAGGCCGATGGGGCCACTGGGGCCACTTCCGACAAAGACAACACGGATGGGGGAGAGGGGGGCACCCCCGAACAGCCCACGGAAAGGGAGCCGCTGTCTCCTGAGCAGGAGCGCGTCGAGGTCTACCGGAAGGCCTTCGAAGGCTCTGGCATCGAGATCATCCCGGTCCGCTCGAAGGACGGGGAGCCGCTCAAGAAGCGGCAGGGCGCGAGCCCGCGGCCCGGCGTGGTGCTGTGGGACGTGAATTCGAAGCAGCACCCCGCGGAGGTGCTGACCCATGAGCTGCGGCACAACCTGGAGCGCACGCACCCCGGGGTGTCGGAGTGGCTGGACACGGTGCTCGAGAAGCACGGCCCGCAGGTGCAGGAGTTCGCGGGCTGGTACAACGAGCGGCTGGAGGCCGCGGGGCTCCCGGCCCTGGAGGACGCCGAGACGCTGGGGAAGGAGGGGCGCGCGGTGAAGGCGGAGTCCCTGGCCCCGTGGGTGTGGCTGTCGCTGACGCCTGAGGGCGGCCAGGCGGTCGCGAACCTGATCAAGAACGGCGGTCGCACGGGGCTGCAGCAGCTCCGCGACCTGGCCTCGGACGCCCTGAAGCTGGTCGGCGTCGAGGTGCGCAAGACGCAGGAGAAGCGGCTGGAGAAGGCGCAGCAAAGCCTTATGGCACAAGGGTTTGGGAGCGCCGAATGGGTCTGGTCTCCCGAGGCTGCCGAGATGGGGATGGCGCTGGCGGAGGCGCTGGGCGTGGCCGCTGGTCTCCCGCCGACCGCGGCAACGGGCCAGGTGCGGTCCGGTGGCGACGACGACAAGGGGCCTCGGAAGCGGCTTCCCTGGGAGGCGGAGTTCCAGGCCGATATGGAGCGCGGCGAGCCCGCGGAGGCCCAGGAGGCCGCCACGCCCGCCTCGGCTGCGCCAGGAGCGCGCCCGGCCCCGGAGGCGGTGCGTGCGGAGGCCGTGCCGCGGACGAGCACACAGCCGCTCGTACAGCCGCTCCAGGCGGCGGCCCGTCAGCAGACCCGGTACATGGGGAATAAGCGGGAGTTCCTGTTCAAGAACGCGAAGCGCCTGGCGGCGGCGATCCTCGGGGGTCCGTCCGCGGTGAAGGTGATCTTCGACTTCTACGCCGGGGGCGGCACCTATGGCCTGTCGGTCGCAACCTCGGGTGCTGCGGCGGAGGTCGAGGAGGTGGTGATCAACGAGATCGACCCGGAGCGCCGGGCGCGTCTCGAGCGGGCGGGCCGCGAGGGCGGCTCGTTCATGGAGGCCTGGGAGACGGACCCGGTCCTGCGCCAGCTGGCGGCGGAGCTGGAGCCCCTGACCAGGGGCAAGAGCAGCTCCCCGGCTGCCCTGGCCCTGGACGTCGCCGCGGGCGAGCGGGAGTCGAAGAAGCACGAACGGTTCGCGCGGTACGTGGAGCAGGTCCGCGGGCTCTCGGCGCGCTCGAAGACCGCGGTGCTCGCGGTGCGCGACGTGATGTTCAGCCAGCGCGTGTCCACCTGGGAGAAGATCCTGCGCACGGCGAAGGAGGACGGCGACCGGATCAAGGCGCAGTTCGACGCGGCGAAGGCGAAGGGGATCAAGGTCACCGTCGTGGGCGTGGACGCGGTCTCGCCCGAGGCCGTGGCGCTGACGCAGGGCGGTCGGCGCGGCCTGGTGCTGCTGGACCCGCCGTACCACGAGACCACGGCGGGCACCTACAGCGCGGGTGGGAAGGACTACGCCTTCGCGGGGGCCGACTTCCTGCAGCTGAATGCCGAGGTCGGTGCGCAGATGCTGCCCGGGAACACGGTCATCTACCACAACAAGGGCACCCAGGGCGTGAAGGACGCACTTCGGGACGCCTTCGGAGGTAACATGACCGTCAGCACCTGGAACCGTGGCGCGAAGAAGCAGCCCGAGGTGCTGGGAGTCATTCATGGACGAAGCAGAAGTGGCGCTGCTCGCGATGAGCGCGGGCGCGATGTGGGACAACCTGCCGGACGACCTGCAGAAGCAGGCGCAGAGCGAGACGTTCTGGGCCGGGTTCGTCGGGAAAGAACGCGACGGGCTGGAGGGGGATCGCAAGCGGATGATGGACGTGCTCAACGTCCCGACCGACGAGAGCGAGAAGCAGAGTCCGCGCTGACCGGGGCGCAGACCAAGCGTCTGCGTCAGCGATCGAACCGCCTGCGCGCGAGGGCTGACCTTGCCCGCCAGGCTGGTGAGGAGACCCGGGCCGTTCAGCTCGAGCGGAAGGCCGCCAAGGTTCCGGTCGCGCGCAAGCGGCGCGACGACACGGAGAGCGCGGAGGAGCGCGCCCTTCGTGAGTGGGACGAGGGCACCCTGTACAGCGTCCCGATCGTGGACCAGCTCGGGTTCTACTCGACGGTCGAGAGCGCCCTGCACTCCGTGGAGCAGAAGCGGTTCCTACCGGCGCAGGTGATCCCGCGGCTCATCAAGGGCGGGGCGAAGCAGGAGGAGCTGGACTGGATGGGCCTGGAGCCTTGGCTCGCCGCGAAGCCGAAGGGCGAGAAGATCGACCGCGAGGAGCTTCTGGAGTTCATCCAGAACTCGCGCCTGATCATCAACGAGCTGGTCTCTGGCGACCAGCCGATCAGCGCAGCACGCGTGGCGCAAGATCGCTGGGGAGCGATCAACGCCCTGGTGGATCACATGATGAACAACTCTCAGGACGTCACGCACGACGAGCCTGAAGGGTGGACATGGGATTGGAACGGGGAAACGGCCCAGCAGTACTTCGAAGACGAGGAGGACGCGGAGGACGACCTTCGTGACTACATGTTGAACTTCTACGGCGGGTTGTCGGACGCGCAGCTCGCCACGCAGCTCGAGGTCGACGGCGTGGATCTGCCGGACTCCGGGGTTGACGAGAGGCTGGTCGCGATGCGCGAAGCGCTCTACGAAGAGTTCAAGTCGGACGTGCCCGGCAGCATCTCGTACACGATGGGCAAGGGCTACGAACTGGATCTGGCGTGGATGCCCGAGCCCATCTTCTACGAGACGCAGGAGGAGGCCATTCGCGCGGGCGAGGACAAGACGCTGGCCTGGGCGAACGCTCAGTCCGAGGACACGATCCTCGAGCTTCTACCGGACCAGGCGGACGTCCCCACCGGCCCGAACAGGCGGGTCCGGTACGGGGACGAGACCCTCTCCCTCGCAGGGGGGAGCAACTACCGGGAGATTCTGCTGCAGCTCCCGGACGAGGATACGAAACCGGCCCGTCCCTCTATGGATGACCTGCAGCGCATGGCCTGGGGGGCGACCGAGAACCACGAAGATAGCGCCACGATTGCCATCCCGACCGAGGCGCTTGCCGATGGGGGGATCCGAATCAAGCACCCCCTCCCGAGCAAGGAGGACCAGCGCCTGCTTCTGCACAGGGTCCAGAACTGGTTCGACGGACGCCCTTATGGCGTGATCGCCACCGAGGAAGTGCACGATGCCGTGCTCAAGCTGGCCGAAGACCTGTACGGCGGTTCGAGCAGCTACGAGGACAAGGCCGCGTGGCTCGAATGGTTCGCCACGGAGGTCTCGATCTGGAACGACGGCGACTTCGGCGTGCACAAGCCGAGGTTCCGCGGCGGCCACTGGTCGGAGGAGGACATCGTGGCCCACGCTCGCGTCAGCGACCGGCTGACCGCAGACGGCAAGAGGGCGCTGTACATCGATGAGATCCAATCCGACTGGCACCAGTCCGGGCGCGATCGTGGCTACCGACTGATGCCCGGCCCCGCGCTGGACCGCATGAAGCAGGCGGAGCGCAGCACCTGGTCCGCCTACGAGGCGGCGCAGGCGGCGCGGGACGAGGTGAAGTGGAAGGTCGAGAACGACACTCTGAACGAGGCGGAGGAGGCGATCCTTGGCGAGAAGCTGAAGGCTCTCACCGTCAAGGCCAAGGCGGCGGGAAAGAAGGCGTCTGACGCCCACAGCGATCTCGTTCAGGCGGAGACCAGCGGCGTGCCGGACGCCCCGTTCAAGACCTCCTGGCCCACGATGGTGATGCGTCGGATGATCCGCATGGCGGCGGAGGGCGGGCACGACGAGCTGTCGTGGTCCACCGGCGTGATCCAGATCGCGCGCTACCAGGGCGCCACGCGGCGCGTCGTGGACAAGATCACCTGGGACACGAGCTACGTGAACAAGCCGTACCGGCTGGAGGAGGGTGGGGCCTCGTCGTTCCAGGACGAGGCCGGGCGCTCTGGCCTCCGCGACTTCGATGTGATGGTCAACGGCGAGCGCGTGATGACCGTCGAGGCGACCAGCGCCATGATGGCGCACCGCATCACCAAGGAGATGCTCGCCAAGTCGTCTAGTGGGGTCTCCCAGGAGGGAATGGTCACGGTCGTCGGGATGAAGGACGGCCTGGTCACCTGGCACGAGCGATTCGACGTGGAGGGCAAGCAGATGGACGACCCCTCGAAGACGATCGCGGACTACCTCGGCAGGGAGATGGCCGAGAAGATCGCCGCGGCGGAAGACGGCATGGTCAAGGGCGACGACATCGCCGTTGGCGGGAAGGGCATGCGGGCCTTCTACGACAAGCGTCTGGTGGACACGGCCAAGAAGCTCGGCAAGAAGTTCGGCAGCGCGGTGCGGTCGAAGGAGATCGGTGCTGGCCCCGAGTCCGCTCCCGACTCCCTGCAGCGGGATATCCGTGGGTTTGAGAGGGACCGCAGAGTGGCTCTTGAGAGAGTGAAGGATCTCAAGCGACTCCCCCTGACGCACCCAACTAGGCCCGCGATGTTCAACGCCCCGATCGAGGAGTACGCGCCCGGGGTGGTCGAGAGGCGCAAGGCCGCGCACCAGGAGAAAATCGAGCAGGCGGAGATGGAAGCAAAGCTCGCCGGGGAGGAGATCGAGAGACTGGAGGCCGAGCTGAAGGAGTACGAGAATGGCGAAATCGAGCGATTCAAGGCGGTCCACTCGATGCCGATTACGGAGGAGATGAAGGCCAGCGTTCTGGAGAAGGGGCAACCGCTGTTCTCGGTGCCCCCGGCCCAGCGGCACATGGAGCTGCGCGGCTTCGACATGGGCGGCGAGGGGCTGGTGGACGCGCTGCGCCGCCGGTTCCAGGACAAGGATCTGCGCGTGCGCAGGCTCGAGGAGGCGCTGCGCGCGGCTGGCGGGGTGCTGTCCCCCGACGACTCGCTGTACCTGGCGATGGACCGCTTCAGCGGGAAGACCACCTCGCGGCTGCGGAAGTGGAAGAAGCGCTACCTCGACCGCCTGGCGAAGCTGATGTCGGATGGCGACATCACCGACGAGCAACTGGCAGAGTACCTGTACGCGCTGCACGCGAAGGAGCGCGACGAGCACCTGCTTGAGAAGTTCCCCGAGCGGTTCGAGGACGCCGAGGTCGGCGGCTCGGGTATGCCCGCGCAGATGCGGCGACAGATCCTCGACCGCGTGCGGAAGCGCAAGGGGTACGAGCAGTACAAGCAGGCGGCGGAGCTGGTGCGCGCGATGACGGCGGAGACCCGCGACACGATGGTCGAGGGCGGGCTGATCAGCGAGAAGACCCGCGCCGCGTGGGACGCGCAGTACCAGCACTACGTGCCGCTGCGGACGCTGTTCGAGGGCGCTGGGTACGGCACCGGCTCGGGCATGAACGTGAGCGGCGCGGAGGCGAAGGAGGCGAAGGGGCGCGGCACGCTGGCGCACTCGCCCCTGACCTGGGCGCTACTCGACGCGCAGAAGGCGATCATCCGGTCGGAGAAGAACCGGGTGGGACAGAGCTTCCTGGCGCTGATCAAGGAGCACGCGGACCTCCTGAAGTCGTTCCGCGTCCGCGATGAGGGGGCGACGGAGGAGGACACGAACGGTGAGCTGCTGCCCTCGGAGCCCCGCGCCGCGGAGGACGAGTTCAGCCTGAAGGTGAAGGGCCGCCAGCACTACATCCGGGTCACCGACCCGAGGCTCCTGGCCTCGCTGCGGAACCTGGGCCAGGAGAGCACGCCCGCGGCGCTGCGCGCGGCGGGTTCGGTCATGCGCATGATCGCCTCGCTGAACACCAGCCTCGATCCGGGCTTCATGCTCTCGAACTTCTTCCGCGACCTGCAGACCGCCGGGATCAACCTGAGCGGCGAGGAGTCGGGGGCGATGGCTGCCCGCGTGATGAAGGACGCGATCTTCGGCCAGCCCGGTCGCGCGGTGTGGCGCGGCCTCCGCGGCAAGGCGCGCGAGAACGAGTGGGACGACTGGTTCAAGGAGATGGAGGAGAACGGGGGCACGGTGGGCTTCTGGACGATGCCGGACTTCGAGGGCCAGGTGCGCGCGATCCAGCGCGAGGCCCGGAGGCTGGGCAACTCCCCGCTGCAGCAGGCGGAGCGCGTCCTGATGCAGGCGAAGGACTGGGTCGAGCACGCGAACCAGGCGGTGGAGAACAACGTGCGCCTGGCCGCCTACGCCGCTGCTCGGGACAACGGCGCGACCCCGATCGAGGCTGCGAACCTGTCGAAGAACCTGACGGTGAACTTCAACCGGCGGGGCGAGGACCAGTTGTTCAACGCGCTGTACATGTTCTACAACGCGAGCGTGCAGGGCACGATGCGCCTGCTGTCCGCGATGAAGCACCCCGGCGTGCAGCGGACGGCGGCGGGGATCGTGGCGGCCACGTTCATGCTGGACCTGTGGAACCGCGCGAACGGTGGCGACGACGAGGACGGCGTGCCGTTCTACGACAAGATCCCCGAGTGGGTGAAGTCGCGCAACCTGATCATCATGGACCCCTCCGGGTCCGGCGACCGCATCCAGATCCCGCTTCCCTACGGGTACAACATCTTCCACGGCATCGGCCAGCAGGCTGCGTCGGTGATGGTGGGCGGAAAGAGCAAGGTGGACGCGGCGGAGGATCTGCTCGCGGTGGCGTGGGAGTCCTTCTACCCGCTGGGCTCCGAGGCCACGCTGCTGCAGACGGTGACCCCGACGCTCCTCGACCCGATCGCGCAGGTGGGCGAAAACAAGACGTTCACGGGTGCCCCGGTCATGCCCACGGCCTACGGCGACCCGCCGCCCCCGGACTCCAGCCGGTACTGGGGCTCGGTGGGTGCTCAGTGGAAGCACCTGGCGACCTGGATGAACGAGATCACCGGCGGGGACGCGGTGACGCCGGGCAAGGTGGACGTCTCCCCGGAGACGCTCGAGCACGCCTTCGAGTTCCTGACGGGTGGCCCTGGCCGCCAGGCGAACCGGATCAAGCGGCTGTTCGACGCGAACCAGGAGGGCCGCGAGACGAAGCTGTTCGACTGGCCCCTGGTGCGCCGCCTGGTGGGCGAGCACGACGACCGCTTCGACCGGGAGCGGTACTACCAGCAGCGGTCTCGCGTGAGGCGCGCTGTGGACCGCCTGGACGACGCCCGCGAGCGGCGCGACGGCCAGCGCGTGAAGGAGCTGCGCGTGAGCGACAGGCCGCTCCTGACCCTGGCTCCGGTCCTCAAGAAGACCGAGGCCCGCCTGCGCCAGCTGCGGAGCCGCAAGAAGGCTCTGGATGACCCGGCGGCGGGCCGGAAGATCGACACGGAGATCGACCGGCTGCAGATGGCGTTCGCCAAGCGCTACCGGAAGCTCACGGGGGCCATGTAAAAAGGCGGAGGGCCGAGCGGCATGACTGCGCCCGACCCCCCACCCAGGAGGAGGATTGAATACTAGGCTATTCCGTTGCCGGTGCGAAGTCCCCCGACTCCACCCCGTTCAACACCTCCTGCGCCTGCTCCTCCGAGAGTGACTCGATCTCGGCTTCCCCGAAGCAGTCGCGCATGTAGCTCCGCAGCGCGTGCGGGTCCACATGTTCTGATTGGAGCCAGTCGAGGAGGCGGTTCCGCTGTTCCTCGGTGCAGCGTGGGGTCTGCTCGGGCTCCTCGTTGATCATGTCCACCACGTCCCCGGCCAGCTCGGAGATGAGGTCTTCGGGGGAGACGTCCTCGGCGGCCACCTCGCGGGGCTCCTCGACGGCGTCCCCGTACTCCTTCTCCATATCCTCGGCCACGGCCACCTGGTCCGAGGGCTCCAGGGGGAGCCAGGGGGCCAGGCGTCGGACGGCGGTCTTCATGCACATGGCCCCGAAGTCGGTCACCCAGGGGCCGTAGCTCGAGGCCTTCGAGCGGCGCTTCGCGGCCTCCAGCTCCTTCATGTTGAGCACCTTCGTGATCTTGGTGCCGTTGGCGAGGGTCGCCTGCGCGTAGGCCCCGAGCATCGTGTCGCGGTCCCCGAAGTAGTCGGGTTCGTGGACGAGGTGCTCGCCGTCGCCGTGCGCGCAGGAGAACTTGTCGCCCTCGTACACCAGGTGCGCCTCGACTTTCAGCACGTTCGGGCTCCGGTGGCAGAGCGCGACCATCCCCTTGTAGCCGAGGATGTAGGTGCACTGTTGCGCGCCCGCCTTCTTGTCCCAGAAGGGGACGAGGTAGGCGTGGCCGAGGTTGTTGCCGGGGTAGAGCTGCAGCTCCGCGGCTTGCGTCAGGCTGGCGAGCACCGACTCGGGGGTGCATTCCAGCAGCTTGTCCGTGCGGCGGATGGTGTTCATCGCCAGCTGCATGAACCGCTCGACCTTCAGCGCGCCGCCGAGCGACTGCTCGATCTTGCGCATGTTCGGGGCGAGCCCCAGAAAGTGGGCGATGGGCAATACGGCGGTGTCGGTCTGGGACATCAGGCTTCCTCCTTCGGCAGCGATGCGTAAGCGGGGGGGTCGATGATCACGGGGCGACCGTTGCCGATGCCGGGCCAGTGGCCGGACTTCTCGCATCGGGCGACCGTGTCAACGCAGTGTCTGAACAGCCTAGTTCCGCGGTCGCGCATCTTGTCGCCGGGGAATGCGATCGTCACCCCGTAGGGTGCCTCCTTCTGGAAGGCGAACCAGCAGAAGTCCACCGGCTTGCCGAGCATCTGGCGCGCGCCCTCGCAGTACATGGCGGCGCTGAAGTCGTAGCCGAGATCGTGGCTCTGCTTCGAGAACGCGAACGGTCGCGGGTCGCGGGCACCCTTGAGGTCTACGATGAGGGCGCGCTTCCCGTCGAACCAGGTCAGCGTGTTCATCGAGTCGGCGCGGAACTTCAGCAGCAGGCCGGTCTTCTCGTCCACCCACCAGTAGCTGCGCTCCACGATGGGCTCAGGCCCTTGCATCTTCTCCCAGAGCGGGTGCGCGCGGATCGCGTCCGCAATCCGCTGGTGGTGCAGCCGGGAGTCCTTGATCACGGTCTTGCGCTCGGCGGCGGCCAGGCGCTGCACGTAGGCCTTCTCCTCGTCGGTGTAGTTCTCGACCTTCTTGTTCCCGTTGGGCTTCTTCTCGGTCCAGTCCGCAGGGAAGGCGTAGAGGTCGTCCACCGTGTCCGGCTCGAGCACCATCGAGTGCAGGAGCCTGCCATCCTTGAGGGCTTCGGTGTCGCCCATCGGTGGGGCGTGCTTGAAGTGGTGCGGCGACCACTGGTACACCTTCTTGAGCTGGCTGGAACTGAGTCCCGAGCTGCCGTGGTAGGTCTCGGCGTCGAGTCCGTCGTAGACGGCTCCGGGGGTGGGCTCAAAGTGCATCGGTGGCCTCCTGCTTGATGCTGTTCTGGGTGGGGCGTGCGCGCCAGGCGTCGAGCTGTCGGATCCCGGCGGGCGTGACGGTCATGTCGCGCCACTTGCCGGTCAGCCATCCCTTGCCGCGCATGACGGCGACGGCCCCCATCACGGTGTCGTACTTCACCTCGGACAGCTCCTCGACGTCGTGTCCTGATGCGCGCGGCCCGAGCAGGTCGATCGCTTCAAGGATCGCCATCCGGGTGGGGCGTCCGCTGATGCGCAGGTAGCCGCGCTTCACGACCTGGGCGTCCTTCCTGCTCGATCTGCGAGCGGGCGTCGTCTTCGCAGGCTCGGGCTTCGGCTCGGGCGCTGCGCTGGTGGGGGTCGGCGCGTCGTTCAGCGCATCGACGGCGGCGGCGAGCCCGGCCTGGTAGCCAGCCTCGAAGCCTCGGTGGTAGTTGGCCTCGTCACGCTTGGCGAGGGCTTCTCCGAACGGGTTCTGAGTCACGGGTTCCTCCTGTGGTCCGTGGGAAATCGAACACCCCGAACGTACTCCACCCCCCGGCTGTGGGGTAGGCTATTCGCATGGAAGATCTCACCCCGAAACAGAAACAGGTGATGCGCCACCTCCGCCGCGCGATGATGTCGCGCGCCAAAACCGAAGACCCGCTGCCGTGCCTGTCCGATATCGCCCGGCGGATGCGCCGCAGCGCGAAGACGGTCTCGGAGCACGTAAGCAAGCTGCAGGAAAAGGGATACGTCTACACGCGCCGCTCGAGCCAGTCGGTGCAGGTTTGGCCGTGCGATGTCAAAGTCTGCCCGTGGTGTGGCGCTAGGTCCGCCTGACGCCGCGGCTTACGCGGGCCTGCCGAATTAGCAGGCCCGCGTGCAGGCGAATCTCGCCACATCGGCCTTACCGTTGGGAAGGCGGGCGGATCGTCCAGACCGGAAAGCCCATCCAGAGGCGGGGCTTCCCACCGAACGGGGGTTCACACCGAGAGGCTGGTGGGCGCATCTTTCACCGCAGCCCGCTTCTGCGGGCCAGGGACAACAGCGGGCTCGGGCACGCAGGGAGGTTGGCGCGTCTGCCGTAGCGCATGCGCGCCTTCTTCTACCACCAGGGGACGACCGACGCCCCCCGCGACCAGCGAGCACCGGGTGGCTCCCACAGCACGGCGATGTCCAGTCTCAAAGCCCGCCGGGAGGCTACGAGAGAGCGACGACCGCCCGAGCGCGTGAACGTCCGGTGACAACACCCCGCGGTGAGCCCCTAGTGAGTGAGAGCCCCGCGGCGCGGACGGCACCCAGCACGCCACTGGCTCGTCCGAGGCCCGCCGGGAGGCTACGGCACACGCGCCGACCGCCGACGAGTGGGAACGCCAGTAGGTGAGCACCACGGCGGCCAGGGGCCGCTACGGAAGACGCGCCGACCGCCGCTCGGATGGATCCCGCCTGATGTGGTAGCGTGCGCAGCACGCGCAGGCGGCGCTCGCCCGCGCAACCCCTCACCACGGAGAGACCGATGACCACGAAGACACTCTGGGGCGACAAGCAGCCCACGCAGGAAGGCTGGTACGTGTACCGGGAGCACAGCGCCGCGCCCGCCGAGGTGGTGCACGCGTTCTACCTGCGTGCCCGGGGCGGCGGCCAGCAGTACGGCAGCCCCTCGGACTGGCCCCCGGCTTACGGGTTCTCGAGGCCGGTCGGGAAGAACGTGGGGCCGCTGCTGATCAAGCGGATGCACCAACGCGAGATGGATGTCGAGGACGGGCTCGGCGGCAAGTACCTGTGTGACGCGGCGACCCGTCTGCCGCTGCCGATCCCTCTCTCGGAGATGCATGAAGCGGTCAAGCAGGCTGAAGCAGGGGAAGCCCCTCCGCGGAAAAAGCGGTCTCGGAAGAAGGTCGCCCCTGTCGCAGATCGGGGCGAGGGCGAAGCGGGAAGCGGAGGAGATTCGCCTGTTTCGACTGGACCCCCCAGCGAGGTGTGAGCGATGCTTGGGGGAGCGTGGGGTTGACGCCCATCATCGCCTCCCCCGCTCTCGCGGCGGGAAGCACACGCCCGAGAACCGCGCCTGGCTCTGTCGGCCATGCCACAGCGCGGTCCACGATCACACGGCTGACGACTGGTCCGAGTGGACCGACTGAGGAGGAGGACATGGAGACATTCTTTGCGTTCGTGGTGCTGATCCTGGTGATCGGCGGAGCTGGTCTGATCTTCGGCAGCTGCAAGACCCTGGGCGAGCACGCCGCCGGTGCACGCCGGAACCTCGCCAACGGGCGGGCTGTGGTGCGCACCGCGAAGGCGAACGGCCAAGACCTGGCCGAGACCCTGGCCGAGGTTGAGATGGCGGCGATGGCTCACGGGAAGGACGCCGAGGAGCGCCGCCAGCTGGCGTTCGTCCTGCGCCGGGCGTGGGAGCTGGAGTCGTGATCGACCTCGGAGGCATGGAGAAGGGCGAGGTTCTGGACCTGATCTGGGAGCGCCTGGCCTGGCCGCCCCGCGAGGGGCGCGAGTTCTGCTGGTTGTGGACGGGGTCGTACAGCGGCACCGGGCAGCCAGCCTTGCCGGTCGCGGTGGGCGGCAAGCGCATGTACCTGGCCCCGGCCCGCGTGGTCTACGAACTGGACACGGGCGTCGAGCTGGGACGCCAGTACCTCAAGCGCAACTGCGGGAACCAGGCGTGCGTGAACCCGGCGCACGGGTACATCGCTCCGGGCAAGGGCCGCGGCGCTTCTAAGCGCCGCGAGCAGCAGGCGACCGCGCATGAATAGACCCTTCCACAAGCTGCGCCGCCCGAACAAGTACGGGGCGAAGGCGACAGAGGTGGACGGGTTCCGCTTCGACTCGCGCAAGGAGGCGCGCTACTACCAGGATCTCAAGCTGCGCGAGCAGGCGGGCGAGGTCGTGATGTTCCTGCGCCAGGTTCCGTTCCACCTGCCGGGCAACACCCGGTACGTGGTGGACTTCGTGGAGTTCCACTCGGACGGCGCTGTGCTGTTCGTGGACGTGAAGGGTCGAGAGACCGAGATGTTCAAGCTGAAGAAGCGCCAGGTCGAAGACCTGTACCCCATCACCATCACCATCAAGTAGGAGAGAGAGACCATGACCGACAAACGAGACCCGATGTTGTCCGCGCTGGACGACGCCACTAAGGCGCTCGAACGAGCGAAGCAACTGCGCGTGAAGGATCTGGTCGGCGGCTGGGTGGTAGGTACAGGCACCCCCGCGCCCAACCTGGACCCCCAGCCTCCGTACGAGCCCGTCCCGCTGACTGAGGAGCTGCTTGAGGAGCACGCCAAAAATCGCGGGCTGCGGACCCGCCCCGCGCAAGGGAGGCCGACGCGCCCCGCGCCGGCGAACCTGCCCGACGTGACGTTCACCGACGTGGACGTGACGTTTAACGGGAAGCTGGTTCACTGGCGCAAGGCTGAGAACCTGCACGACACCTGGATCAGCTCGAACAACGTGAAGGTGGGGCAGTTCATGGCCCACTTCGGCCCGGGTGGTCGCATCGTCGTGCGCGTCCTGAACTGCATCGCCTTCGACGGGCGGCGCATCTACGGCGACCTGCACATTGGCAGGGTCAGCTACGGGGACGTGGTGCTCGAGCCTGGGTACTGCGCGACCTACGTGGTTGAACCTGGCGAGGCCGTCGATCCGGGTCTCGGCACCCCCGAGGGTCAGGCGAACGTTGAGAGGTGGGACTCATCGTTCGTGGTGCTACGGAACACGCGAGCCGACGTGGCCGGAACCCCTCGCGCGAACGATGGGGGCGGCGCTGGGATCTACGACAACATCGCGTGGGCCGCGGGGACGTGGTTGGGTCTCGAGCAGGCCCTCGACCAGCAGCTCGGCTGGGCGAACCGCAACGCCTACTGGCGGGTGGATCAGGAGGAGTGGGAGCAGGGGCGCGTGACACCGTGGACGCTGCCGCGCGGCACCTGGTACGGGCTGGATCGCTCCAGGAACGAGGCCCCCAATGGCTGGAGGAGCGCGAACTACGGCAAGGCGTGTCCGAAGGTCTTGGGCAAGGACGGCAAGCTGTACGACCAGCTCGACCACGAACACCTGGGCCGCGCTACGCACATGGCTCACTGGTGCGCGCAGCAGGGGTACGAGGAGGCTCTGGTCCACCTGATGTTCCTGGCCGGTGACGTTCGGCTCGCCTGGACCTGGTGGAACGCCGTGGACGAGACCCCGTCGGCTGAGAAGAGCCTGTACCTGACGGCGCACGGCATCATCGAGCACTACCCCGGCGGGATGGGTTGCTACTGGACGGGACGAGCCTACGGGCACGCGCTCTGGACGCTCGCCAAGGCTGTGGAGCGCGGGCTGCCCTACGAGAGCGACCTGGGCCTCATGCTGGACCTGGGCAAGCACGTCCTGGACAAGGACCGGCACGCGATCTTCGCCATCCCGCGCTGGTGCCCCCTCTTCGGCCACGAGGTCTCGGCCTACGACACGAAGCTGGCCCAGTACGACGAGCGCATCCCCGAGGGGCAGACGCCGCACCTGGAGGTGCAGTTCGAGTCCTGGATCATCCTGCGCGCCATGTCGTGCGCGGCCCACCTGAGCGAGAAGGGGCATTTCGAGCTGGGGACCAAGGCGCAGCACCTGGCGTCAGAGCTAAGGCGCGGCCTGAAGGACGAGGGGTTGCGCTCGCACCTGCGCGTCCTGGGGAAGCCCGAGTGGTCGGACCCTGACGGCCCGAACTGGTACTCCTGGCTGATGGGCCAGCGGACGGCGGACAAGGTGGCGACCGAGCAGGGTCGCCTCTCCTGGATGGCCGACAACGCGGCGAACGCGCTGCCGCAGGGGTGGGACTGATGGGCCAGGACTACGACAACCCGCTGGACGCTCTCCGCGCCGCTGCCGAGGCGTGCCCCGTGGACGACGACACCAAGGCGAAGGTCTACTACACCCGGCTGAAGGAGGCCGAGGCCCGCGTGGCGGAACTGGAGGCCGAGTTCGAGAAGTGGAAGAGTGTGGCCCTGTCCGCAGAGAAGCGACTGAAGGCCCGCGTGGCCGAGCTGGAGCGGGCGCTGGAGTTCATCGACCGCACCTACGGAGCCGACCGACCGCAGGGTGCTGGCGGACAAGCGGAGTCGCCAGCGCACCAGATCAGGGACCGCGCCCGCGCCGCCCTCAAGGGCGAGCCCGCCTCCGAGCCGTCGGACGCCAGCAAGTACGGGCGGCAGCACCTCTCCGAGATGCTGATCTCGGTGCGCGCCGAGCTAGATGCACAGCTCGCCGCCTCCGAGGCCCGCGTGGCCGAGCTGGAGGCCGCCGTGGCTCCGGTGCTTCACTTCCTCGCCTGCTGGGAAGCGAAGCCCCTCGGTGGCGCGGGGGACGAGTTCTACAGCATCCACGTGGGGACGGAGTGGGGGGCGACCCTGTCACTGGAGCAGTTCCGCGCTATCCGCGCCGCCCTCACCCCCACCAAGGAGGAGACCGATGCCTGATCCGACGCCGAGACCGTGGACCCTTCAGGAGTGCAGCCAAGGCGGCAAGACGCTGGTGCGCCGCGTGCCTGGTGAAGTCCCTTGGGAACACCCGCAGGGCTACGTCCAGATCGTCCCCGCAGAAGACGCCGACCTGATCGTCCGCGCCGTCAACTCCCACGACGCGCTCGAGGCCCGCGTGGCCGAGCTGGAGGGGGAGCGGGACAGGCTGCGGGAAGTGATCGAGGAAGTCGTGGACGCCTTCGAGACCGACTTCCCCTTCGACTCGAACGTCCGACTCGTCGTAGATCAGATCCGCGAAGCCCTCACCCCCACCAAGGAGGAGCCCGAGTTGCCTCACCCACCGCACCCCGCAACCATCGTGCGGATCCTGGACGAGGGTGGTTGCAGCTTGTGCAGCGGCGGCCCCTGGGGGCCGGGCGCCGTTGCCGACGACTTGAGCAGCGCGGCGGGAGGTCGCCCGTACATGGACTGTCCCGGCTGCACCCCCACCAAGGAGGAGAAGACCGATGGTTGAGCCCCGCAAGTTCAGGAAGCGCCCCGTCGTTATCGAGGCGATGCAGTACGACGGCACGAACGCCGAACAGGTGGCCGCGTGGGCCGTCGGGGGGTCCGTCATCAGGATCGACGGGCTCGCCATCCAGACGCTAGAGGGCGTGATGACCGCGCAGCCGGGCGACTGGATCCTCCGGGGCGTGCAGGGCGAGTTCTACCCGTGCAAGCCCGACATCTTCGAGGCGACCTACGAGGAGGCTCCCGATGCCTGACCCCGACCCCTACGACAACCCGCCCGACCGCTCGCAGCTTGCGTTCCGCGTCCGGGCGCACGACCCCGCGAAGCAACACATGGCCGACGCGATGGCGAACTGCCTGCCGCCGCTTGCTGCCACCAACGCCCGACTGCTCCAGCGGTACGTGGAGGAGAACAGGCGTGCCGAGCGCGGACGCCGCTACTGGCAGGGGGCTCCTTCGTGAGCCTCGACAACTACTGGCCCGCCGAGGATCCGCTGCACCACATCGTCTGCGTCGAGGTGGACGGCATCGACGTTCCTGTCGTCGGCTTCCAGGCTCGCGTTGCCACCGCCATCATCAAGTCCTGGGCAGCGACCGGACGTGAGCTGGAAGCGAGCGACCGTGCCGAGCGCGGACGCCGCTACGCCCAGGGGGCTCCGTCGTGAAGCACCCCCTCGAACCCGGTACGGTGCTGCGGGACAGCAGAGGCAGGAGGTGGACCGTGCGGCGGTCGAATCACATCTCAGGCCACTGGCTGTCGGCCATGGACGCGCAATGCGACGGGCGCTTGGTCTACGTCCTGCGCCACAATGGCAATGGCTTCGAGGCCCTCAGCCGATACCCCGCCTCCGAGGTCGAGTCCTGGGAGATCATCGAACACCCCAACCCCACCCCATCACCATGAAGAACCGAACCGCACGCATCCTGTCCCTGTCCGTCGCCCTCGCTGCGCTCGCCGCCTGGGGCCGCGCCTCCGACTGCTCGACCAGCTCGAGCGGTGTCACCCTGCTCCCCGCCTTCAACGGGATCATCATGCAGGGCACGCCCGCGCTGGAGGGCCGCGCTGCGCTCCTCGTCTACTCGCCCAGCTCGATGCCTGGCGTCCCGTTCACCGGGGGCGAGCTGTGCGTCCAGCCCTTCGTTCCCGGCGCGGGCCGCACGTCGGTCTCGATGTTCGACGCCGAGGGCAACGCCTTCCCCGAGCTGCCCCCGAGCGGCACCTTCTACCAGGGGTGGCACCGCACCGTGGACGGCACGGGCGACACGACCGAGATGAGGTTCCTGCCGTGAGCGCGCAAGGAGACCGACCGGCGTTCCCGACGAAAGCGGTAGAAACCTGGGACCACCAGGTGGAGCGGTGGCTGACCAGCCAGGCGAGCCAGGGCATGACCCTCCGCGAGCACTTCGCGGGGCTGGCGATGCAGGGGCTCTTGGCCGCCAACGACCTCACGCCCGGCGGGCGCTACTACGAGAACATGGCCGAGGACGCCGTCAAGTTCACTGACGCGCTCCTCAAAGCCCTGGAGGTGAAGCCGTGAGCGCGGATCTGAAAGCGCGGACGCGCGAGCTGGCGAAGACGCTGCGCTGCAACTGCAACCTCGACAACTGGCAGCCCGAGCCCTCTACGGGGCACTCCTGGGTCTGCCGCATCCACCGCGCCGCGACGGGGCAGCCGGAGAGGCAGGACACGCGAACCGGCGCGCAGCGCGCGTACGACGCCTACGTCACCAGCCCGTTTCGGGGGGAGGAGATGCCGTGAGCGGCCAGGAGGAGCCCGAGGAGCCGCGCGTGATCGCGATCGACTACTGGCACAACCTCCACGTGGCCCAGAAGCGCCGCGACATGGAGTTCTACAAGGCCATCGTCCTCGCGTTCGAGGAGCCCCCGGAGCCCCCGAAGCCGCCGACCAGGCGGGAGCGCATCGCCTACTGGTGGAACGCGCTCTGGGAGTGAGAGCACCGGCCCAACGTGGGCCGGGCGGTGGGCGGGGGGTTGAGTTGGAAGCGGCTCTGGGAAGCCCCCCCCCACCTTCTCCCCCCTCCGTCTCAGTAGTTGTAGCGGATCGCCGCTTCGACGGTCAGCTCGTAGGTAGTGCTCAGGGAGAACCCGCTTCCCGAGGACAGGTACCCGTTCACGTAGTTCGAGTCGAACTCGACCTCCACGGTGCCGGTGCCCGTCAGCGCCGAGAGCACACTCGAATCGGTGATCGTCCCGCTCCAGGTGTAGTCGGACTCGGCATCGGTCTGCTCGATCAGCAGGCTGTCCCCACCCGCGATCCTTTGCAGGAGCAGGGGGTGATAGTTCGAGTGGGCGAAGCTGAATTCCCCGGCGCGGCTCATCACGACCCGCTGGTAGTTCGATCCCTGGGTGTGCCCGGCGTCCCAAATGTCGAAGCCGAACGGGAAGCTCCCGGTGCCGTTCGCCACGCCGATCCCGATGGAGTTCGTGGACGAGCTGGTGTTCCCCAGGTCGAAGCTGTTGGTCCGGGTGATCTTCAGCCCGACCTCCACGCTGGTCAGCGTGCCGTTGGCCGGGTCGAACTGGTCGAAGTCGATGGGCACGTCGGTGTCCGACTCAAGGAGGCCGGTCACGACCTCCTCCTCGATGATGCGGGCCACCGGGGCGGCAAGCACGGTGCGACCACTGAACAGGTAGTCGCACGTGTTGAGGTCGGTCTCGTCGCCGGGCAGGAA